GCAGTACTTTCTACAAACCATTCGTTAATCCCTAAGCTTGATGGAAACCTTAGTATGAATCGATTCTGTCTTTTCGGTTCGTAAGGAATCGGCATTTTCATCAATAAATCAGCCATATTATTTTAAATTAGTTTTTCTTTGTTTATTATCATAAATATATCCAAATGGAAAATATTTTTATTGACTTTCTGAATTTAATTTATTATCATTATAATCCAGTCTAGTTTATTTAATTCTAGTTAATTTAACTAGTTTTTTATTTAATTATTTAATACTAGTTCTTTATTACTAGTTAATATTCTTTTTTTATTCCTCCTGCAGTTGAATAAGTTTTTACAATATTGTCTTCTTTGTCTTTGAAGTGTTTTTTCATAACTTCCACATTTCGAACATCATCATCCGAGAATCCAATAGTTGGTTTCGATGGTACAAAATTATTACTCACTTCTTTTTTAAGGAACGCCTTTTTGTCTAATTTTGAAGAGATATCTTTAATATGGTCCACGAATTTATCCATTGCACGAACTTTAGCTTCTTCAGGATTTGCAGCACCTTCAGGGTCGTTATAAGAAACAGGATGAAATCTACACATATCTAAATATGATTTAATTAATTCATCATCACTCATCTCATCATCTCCCGAAATACTTCTATATTTTTTTAAGTTTTTAATTAACTCATCTTTATCAATACCATTAAATCCTTCTATTATGTAATTGTAAACGGCTTGTTTTAAGGTATTAGGATTATGTCCTCGAGCGGTTATTATAGAAAAGATAGAACCTCCGTTAATCGCCTCTCTAAAGTCGTCAAACGCTGGTCCGAGCTTAGCTCTCATAGAGTCAATCAAAAAGTTTTTATCTCCCGGTGTTTGAAAGTTTTTAAAAGGTTCTTCACCATATCCTACAACAGTCTCACCATCATATTCAAAAGGTTCTTTTCCTAATTGATGTCTGTATTCGGCAAAATCATCAGTACTCATACCAATTTCATCACCGGATTCAGTTTTAACCATAATTTTGGTTGGCATATGAACTATGTTATCATCCCAATCGAATGCATAATATTTCATATCAGGTGTACCCTGCTCGTCAATTCCTTCTTTTAATGTATTTCTTTTCATAATTGGCTAAAAAGTGGGGACGAATCCCCACTTATGGTTTTTATTAAATATTCTCGAACGATGCTCCTGTTGGAGTAATGAAGAATTCAATATCGATGAACTCTAACGCTTTCGTCGGTTTCAAGTAAATTTTACCTGTTAAAGTATTTCTATCTAAATCCTCAGGTGAAGATGAAACTGTTACACGGAAATCGTATAAACCTCGGTCTCTTCTAATTGAGTCTAAGATTGGGTTAACACTATCTAAGAATTGTTGTCTAACGATTTGGTCGTTTTGTTCGAACAATAATCTTACTGCCACCGCTGATATCAATTTACGAGCTTGAAGTAATAATCTTCTTACATTCAATCTGTTAAGTGCTGTGTCAGCAATTTGTAATGTTTTATTACCCCAAATAACCGTACCAACATCTGAGAAAGTTGCGATAGGGTTAATTCTACCTTGGTAAAGTGTGTCTCTATCTTCTTGAGTCAACTTAACTCTCGCTTTAACAGAATTTACAAGACCTCTTGTGTAACCCGCTGATGCGAACCACGGGAATGCAATGTTATCGGTTAATGCTAAGTTTCTACAAACTTCACCTGTAGCAGGTAAATAAATTTGTGTATTGTTAACAGTATCTCTTGTTAAAATCCAAGGATAGTAAGTTGCAGTATAGTTAGAGTCAATTCCAGTATTGTCCAAGTTGTCAACAGCTTCTTGAGGATAAATTATATCTTGAGGGTTTGTTGCATCCGGAGTATACATATTATAATCAGGTGTTGTTGCAATATAAACCGAGTCAGCTCTTTGGTATTGAATCATATCAATCGCCTCTTCAACTAAGTTAGAGTTATTGATGTAATCAATACTTGAAGTTGCAAACACGTTAATGTTTGTTGCCTCAGGATTTCTAAACGTTAAGATACCAAGTAAGTATGCGTAGTAGTCAGTGTTAGCAAAATCTTGAGTATTGTTAGCAACTGTGATTCTCTTAAATAAACCACTACCTGTAGCGTTAGGGTATCTTGTAGAAGACGATGCTCCCGCCAAGAATCCTGATTGACCTAATTGGAATCTATCTTGATTTGTTCTAAACTCTCTATAGATGTCCCAACCATCAAATCCACCCGCAAAACATAAAGTATATTTTCTTGAGTAAATAAAGTAGTAAGGATTTTCTTGAGTTTCAGGGTCCTCTCTAAATTCAGCAGTACCACATTCAAATGCTGTTTGACCACTAGTCAATGAACTATTTGAAATTGTAACTACTGTAGCACCTGAGTCCATGTGGAAACCTTTACTCACATAATTCCAAGCAGCTCCTTCAATTGGTTGAGGTGCAATAACCCAAGATTGTGGGTTTTGTCTACCTTTATAAGTTAAGAACGATTCGTCAATACCATATTGTGTTGAGAAACCTAAATAAGTTCTTCTAACAATGTCACCCGGAGATTCAACTAAATTTGAACCACCTGTTGCAGCCCCAAACGGTGGGTTTGCAATAGTTTCACCAGGGAAGAAATATTTTGTTTTGAATTTTGGAACCGGAGATGGGTTTAAGACATTATCATATTCTCTTTGAGTGTATCCTTCAAATCCACAAGGAATTGCATCGATTGGTGCCTCATCGGCCATTTCAACCATTACATATTTTGAAAGTAATGCATATTCACCATTGGTTGTACCAATTTTCTTAGCAACAAAGTTGTTAGAGAATGGGTCCATATTACAGTTAGTGAATTTCTCAATAACAACCGGGTTAGAATCCGTGTCGAAGAAATTTCTCACCAACACATCAAATGTCATATTATTGAATGATAAGTTAGCGATTGATACTTTAACCTCTAAATTTGCCGCGTCCCCATCAGAGATTGAAACAAATTTAAATAATTTATAAACTTTATTACCTCTTAATTCAGAAACTAAGAATGGTGTAACCGGTGATTGATATTGACCAACACTGTATGCAATTGATGAAGGATTTTCACTTCTAGCACCTGGTAATGCAACCAATTCAGGATTAATACCTCTAATATAACCTTGGTTATAAGCGTAAGCCAATGACCCCGGATAAATTTCTTCAACAAACAAAGGAACTTCATTTCTTGCTTTTCCAAAATTATCAATACCTAATACTTTAGTTATGAATTTTGAAGATGCTGCCGATAAGTTAGTTTCGAATGTGAAATTATCACCATCTTTAGTAACACCTGATAATCCAAATGACGCATAAGGGTTTTTATCTATACTTGAATATTGGTCAGTGTTTAACAATAACACATTATTCTCGTCGTTTACCTCATAAACCGGTCCGTGATTATCACTAGTTGAACTATTAACATATAATGATAGACCTCTTGAACGAAGTGTTGCTACAACCATGTTGTTATATTCAGTATATGCGGTACCAATAAAAGTATAATACTCACCTGAGATTGTTCCCGAAAAACTATCACTTACTCCTGTAACAATTGAATCAAACACATAATCAAATGAATAACCTGTGTAGGCGTTTCCTGTATAGTTATTAAAGTTTGCATAGAACCAAGAATCATTTTCACCTGCAGATAAATCATTATCCGCTAAATCAACACTATCAACACCATATGCATTTACCACCGCACCATATTGGTCAATTAAATTCCAATAATCAAGTTCCGGAACAGGTCCGTAAGCAACTGCGGTAGTTGCAGATAATGATGGGTCTCCAACAATACTTAATATTGTGTTTGTAATATCATTATCATATGTAGAAGTACTACCATCTGATAATCTATATTGTGTGTTAAAGTTTGCTTGAACCGCTGCCGGGAATGAACCACTAATAAAATTAACAGTACCCGCACTTGTTGAACCTGTAAAAGATACAGACCAAGAAGTTGCTCCGGTTGGGTTTTGGATTACTGTTGTAGGGTCTACGTTAGCAGTAACTCTAATACTCCAAGATGGACCTGCATCATATCCCGATAAACCTAAGATTCTTGTAACAAACAATTGATTCGATTGTTGCAAGTAAGATTTAGCGATGTATGCCGCTTCATATTTAGGGATTTGTGTGTTAACAAATTTGGTTGGTTCTGTTCCTCCGAAAAAGGCTTGGAATTCGTCGTAGTTTGTTATGAATACCGGTTCAAATGCAGGACCTTTCAAAGTCTCACCAACTAAACCTAGGGTAGTAACACCCACACTTTGTGCTACGAATGATAAGTCAGTTTCAGAAGTGTATACACCCGGTGAAACGAAAACTTTTTGATTTGCTTGTGCTGTTGCCATTATCTAATTATTCTATTGCAGATTTATTTTATAGATAAATATTCAATAAAATATCAAAAAACTTTACTTTTAGATATGTATTTGTAAAGAGTATGAATTAATTCTACCTTTTTTCTACCTATGAAACAGACAAAAGAAATCAAGAATATTAAAATTGACCCCGCCATCCACGAGATACTGAAAAAGTACTGTGAAAAGCGAGGATTAAAAATTTATAAGTTTTTGGAAAAATTAATCGTAGAAACCTGTAAAGAGAAGAAAGATATCTACGGAGAAGATTAAACTAATATATTATCGAACTGTATTGATGACTCTTTTGTCTCATCAGTTTTAACCACATCTATTCGTAAAACATCGTTAGTAGTTATCTGAATATTTTGAACATCGGTACCAAAATAATCACCATTAATGTAAACATCAAAAGATTCAACATTGGACCAAGTTCCAAAAGAAAGATTTGCGGTGTAAGCAACAATATCACTTAAGGTATCATTCCCAACAACAAACAAATAATTCTCCAAAAATTCATTTGGGTTTTCTAATGTTTTATTCTTTTTCCCTACATTTCCTGCTCCGGTTAACTCCATAAGTTGAGTAACCCTTGCAATTGCCGGTTTAACTTCAAACTCTTCTTCGTCTATCAAATAACCTAACATGGTGAAGTCATAACTTTGAACATAATACTTTCTTGAATCCAAACTCATTTGTGATTCATCTGAAACATTATTCATTACAATTGGAACATACTGACCTTTAATAAATGTGTAAGCTTGTCTTGATGAAAACTTTTGCATAATCACTTTATTCAACTGATTAAGTTCTCTCATTCTATTACAAATAATCTTAACACTATAATTAATATCCACAGGGACCGGTTGAGGTATTGTGTAGATATCCATTCCCTGTTCGTTTCCATTCCAAGTTGGAACAGATGCGTAATAGAATTGTTTTCTATCAGGGATTGTATATTGTAATGATGGGTTGGTACCAAACTTAACTTCGGGACTTCTAACTACCGTGATGAAGGGCGGGGATGGGTTATAATCTAAATCCACAAATAAGGCAGTCTCAACGTATTGAGTCCAGTTTTGAGTTGTGATTATAATATCCACCATTGGAACTATTTTTCCTGCGGTGACAACCTCTAAATCAGTTTTAACAAAATCTAACATTCCTCTATCTAAATCGGCGTGTAGCACTGATTTAGGAAGATATGTTCCGTCTTTATTAATATATTCCAATAGTTGTTCCCTACGAGCAGACAATGTCTTCTGTGGGACTAATGGTAATGTTGGTATAACTTTTTTTGGTAATGGCATTTTATTTCTTAACTACAAATAATTTATTTTGTGAATTTATCATATCAACTTCAGTTGCACTATAAATTGGTTCTCCACTTGATTTATAAACAAATGAATCATACTTGTATGGGTTATAGGTAATAATCATATCTGATGATGGTGTTGGTATGTCATCACAAGGGTATTCACAAAAATCCATTAAATCCCCAATAACAAACGCATGGACATTTTTTGATTTTTCCGAACGAACTCTGTCTTTCCCACCTTTTCTAACTCTAAACTCAACATCCCCTAATTTAACATAATCAGCGTGCATTATAACTTTAGATTTATATGTTACCGAAAAAGTGTGTTTATGAAGGTTATAATAAACCATAACTCTTTTCCCAATATGACTTTCCTCTGAGTTGTCGTGCCCACATTTATGACAAATATAAGGGTCGTCACCACCATCAGCTAAATCCCATGACCAACCACACTCGTCACAAATTACTTTATCTTTTGTGACAATTTCAAATATTCTTCTTAATTGAGATTCTTTAACTAATACTTTCATTATTAATAATGTGTTGATACCGATTTAACCGGTAATTTAAAATTATCTTGAACCCATTTTTTCATAGGTTCAACCCAATGGTCATCAAACATAGTGTCCAAATGTTCACCATATTTACCCATAACTTCTAAAATAGGTGCTTGATTTCTAAACGATTTAGTTGATGGACTATTTTCATAATAATCCACATCAAAATAATAAAAAACTATGTCAGTATCATCTTCCCCATTCCATTCTCCTTTAAAGAACATTAAAAAGTTTTCATCATCCTTATCTATATCCTCATAACCATCTTCGTCAGAACCAGTCCCATAGACCCAATCAATTTCGTTTGGGTTTAGATAACTATCAAGATACTGATAGATTGCATTAAATAATTTACTCTCTGTTATTATGTATTCCATTAATCAGCTACAATTGTTTTAACAGGTAATTCAAATTTATTTTCAAACCATTTTTTAAAAGGTCCTTTCCAATATTCACCAAACATTGTTTCTAATGTTCCATAATCATTAACAATTAAAATTGGTGTTTGATTTATAAAAGATTGGCTTGAAGGTTCATCTTTATAATATTCTTTTACAATATAAATAAATAACATCCCATTTTCATCATAATCACCATCATATTCAGGATTAAAAAACTCCGTAATATATGGATTTTCTTTGTCATCATGTTCATCACCATTCCAAGTTGTTGGATTAAAATAATCAATTTTATCCACGTCATAAGACTCATCAATATACTGATAGATTGCATTAAATAATTTACTCTCTGTTATTATGTATTCCATTAGATTCCTCTAAATTCGTTTTCACTTACATAAGTAGCAACAATACTTCTGTAAAATGGTTTGTATCCTCCATACGTATGTTTATTATCTGACCTAACATATCCATCATCACTTACCACATAATATCTAACTCTATCTTCAGTTTCATAATATCCAAGATAATCCCCTTGGAATATCTCAACACCCAATTCATCAAGAGTTTTCTGATACAATGAGAATTTCATATTACCAGGTTCTTGTAATTCAACTCGTGAGTTTCCATAGTTTTTAGAACTTGGTGCCATAACTTGAACCAAACCTTGCAATTCAACAGGTGCCATGAATTGGATACCATCTTCGGTTACCTCACCATAAACATCGTCGGTTTTAGTTTTATATCTATCAATACGATAAAGAATCACGGTGAAATTCATATCACCCAATAACCATTCTTCTCCCATACCTATGTCGAGAGCGTAATCTTCGGCACCGAAGAATTTACCTAATCTTGTAATTGGAACTAATTTTTGCATATATTGATAAATACTTCAATATCAACTATATTTAATTCAACTATGAAAATCAGTCCGCCAACTAAAATATATCTTAAAGATAGTCCGTTACATAACTTGGGTGTTTTTTCTTCACAAAAAATAAAAAAGGGTGAGGTTATTGATATTTGCCCCTTTCTTTCTTTTCCACAAAGTTCTAAAGAAAAAATACCGGTATTTTCAAACTATACCTTTTGTTACCCTCGTTCCGAGAATTGGACTAAACACGCATTGGTCTTAGGTTATGGGTCTTATTATAACCATTCCGAAACACCAAATGTTGATTGGTATACAAATGAAGAAGACCAAACATTTGTATATTTTGCAATAAACGATATTAATGACGAGGAAGAATTGTTGATTAATTATGGTAATGGGTCTTTATTTGAGTAATGGAAATTAATACTAGCATAGAATCTAAAGCGTTATCCCTATTGGAAACTTATGAAGGGGGTAATAATTATTTAATTGAATTAAAACGTAAGTCACAATTAAATAAAAAGTTTTATCCCACTAGGAGTCAATCCGAATATATCATTAACAATCATGATAAACAACCCAAAGTTGCAAAGAAATGGGTGGTTCTTGATGCCTACTTCGCTCAGAAACTTGCTGACGATAAATTATACACCGAAATACCTCAAAAAGTATGGGTAGAAAAATTATTATCGGATAAAGAAAAAGCATTTCATATTTGGGGTAGAGTATTTGAAACAGAAGAACTACATCATTTTTGGTTACCAAAAGCCGCAATCATCAAAGATAATACTGTTAAAGATGTTGTAATTGATTATACCAAATATTCTAACCGACCACCACTTGACCACCAAAAAGAGGCAATCCAAAAATTAGTTGAGAACAAAAAGTTTATCCTTGCTGATGATATGGGTCTTGGTAAAACAACCTCAACAATTATTGCAGGGTTAGAAACCGGTGCCAAGAAAATTTTAATTATTTGCCCGGCAACACTTAAAATTAACTGGAAGAGAGAAATTGAAAATTATTCTGACCGACCAATTTTTATTTCAGAAGGAAAACAATTTAGTACGGAACATGATTTTGTTATTGTAAATTATGATATCATGAAAAATTTTCATGACCCAAAAAAGAAAGATGAATCATTAATATTAATGTCAAAATTTGACTTAGTCATTATTGATGAAGCACACTATATTAAAAACGCCCAAGCGCAACGAACAAAACTTATCAACGACATCACAAAGAGTGTTGATAGATTATGGTTGTTAACCGGTACACCGATGACATCTCGTCCAATAGATTATTTTAACTTACTTAGTTTAATTGATTCACCTGTTGCCAAGAATTGGATGGCATATGTTATTCGTTACTGTGCCGGTTTTCAATTCAAAGTTGGACCAAGAAAAATTTGGAACGTTCAAGGTGCGTCAAACCTTGAAGAATTACGAGACAGAACTGCGGGTCTTACTTTGAGAAGATTAAAAGAAAATGTTTTAGATTTACCGGACAAAATTATCACACCTGTTTACTTAAGATTGAAATCAAAAGTGTACGAAGAAGTAATGGGTGATTATTACAATTGGTATGAGAAAAACCCTGAAGAATCAAAATCACTTACAGTTCAATTTACCAAGTTGACCAAAGTTCGTCAAATTATTGCTGATGAAAAAATATCACAAACAATCGAGATTGCGGAAAACATTATCGAACAAGATAAGAAAGTAATCATCTTTTGTAATTTTACTGATTCATTAAATAAAATTACAGAACATTTCGGAAAAGCGGCCGTTAAACTTGATGGGTCTATGTCAAAACATGAAAGACAATTTAGTGTTGACCAATTCCAAGAGAATGATAAAGTAAAAGTGTTTGTAGGGAATATTAAAGCGGCCGGTGTTGGGATTACACTAACTTCAGCAGAGGCGGTAATCTTTAATGACTTATCATTTTTACCATCCGACCACGCACAATCTGAAGACCGAGCATACAGATACGGTCAAAAAAATAATGTATTAGTTTATTACCCAATTTTCGAGAATACGATTGAAGGAATCATTTACGACATACTCCACAATAAAAAACAAGTTATCGCAACCGTTATGGGAGATAATCAAAATACTGCCGACGCCGCTGAAGAAATTTTAAAGAGAATTAATGAAATGCGTCGTTAAACCAATTTTCGATTATTTATATGTAATGGTTAATCCAAACATATGAAAAAAATAGAACAAAAAATTAAAGAGTTAGAAACAGTAATCCTTGGAAATCACGTATTAAAGGAACAAAGATTGTTAATAACAGAAATGAAGAAAATAGGAATTGAGAAATTACCTTATTCTTACTCAGCCTTAAAACAATTCATCGACCCCGAAACGATGGAATTTCACTACAACAAACATTACAAGGGATACGTGGATAAATTGAACGATGCTCTTTCAAAGAAAAAATATGGGGATTTAGAGTTAATTCAAATAATTAAAACAATCGATAGATTTGATAAGACAATTCGAAATAATGCCGGTGGTGCTTTCAACCACGCATTGTTTTGGAATATGTTATCTCCAAAACCAACAAAACTTAAAGGGGAACTTTATCAAAAGATTATTAAACAATACGGTAGTTTTCCAACATTCAAAAAAGAATTTGAAAAAATTGCTAAAGAACGTTTTGGTTCAGGATGGGTGTGGTTAATAATCACCTCAAAAAATACTTTAAAAATAATGTCGACCCCTAATCAAGATAATCCATTAATGAATGTTATTGAAGGTGGTGGGTTTCCAATCTTAGGATTAGATTTATGGGAACACGCATATTATCTTAAGTATAGAAACAAACGAGATGAATATATTGCAAATTTTTGGAAAGTTGTGAATTGGGATTTTGTTTCTAAATTATATGACATGAAAGTTGAAACAAAACTTCTTGAGACGAATAAAATGAAAGAGATACTAAGTGAAGGAAAATCAGAAATGTGTTCATCATCTGAAAATGAATTTTATAGAACTTTATTCAATACTAATCAAGATGTTAAATGGATTTACATGAATGGTATAAATAAAATAATGAGAGATGTATTTTCTGAAAATTTTGTAGAAAATCCGGGTAATAACCAGATGTCAGGTGTTTATGAGTTAGAAGGACCGGGTCGGTCAGTAATCAATAAATTAAACACAAATTACACATCATTCTGTATTTTATTAAATGATGTAAATCAAGTTATTAAAAAATTAACAAAAAAACCACCAATTGATTTTAGAAATAAGAACACAGAAGAACAAAAGAAAGAGGCTTCAAGATTTATTTCGGCAATTAATCATTATAAATTTCAAATATTTAATCGAGAAAGTTCAACATTTCAAAACCTATTAAGAGTTTTAATTGAAAAGAACGCCGCAGGTTCAAAACGTGAAGAAATAACTGCGTCAATATTAAGAAGATATTTTGGTAAAGATGTTAAAATTGAAATCGTTGGAGAACTTGGAAGTAAAAAAGATGCTATTAGTGGTGTTGATTTAGAGATAACCAAAGATGGTGTAACCAAAACCGCACAAGTTAAACCTTTCCGAGAAAAAAAGATAACAGATGATGGTATCTTACTTGAAGGAACCGCAAGTGTTAAGATTTATAAAACCGATTTAATGATTTTTCAAAAAGGGAAAAATGTTTTAGTTTTTGATAAAAAACCAATAATAGTTAATGGTAATTTCCTTTTTCCATTAGACTCATTATTATATGATATACAATAACGTTTAACAATATATTTATAGTTATGGCAGTTATACCGGAACCAGAAAGAAGTAAAATTTATACGAGAGTCAAACATCAATTAGGGGCGCCACTTAGAAGTGTGGAACTTGAAGATGAAATGATGGACTCGTTAATGGAATTATCTATAGGTGACTATGAAGAATATGTTCTTCAATGGTTAATAGATAGTCAATGGGTTAATTTAGTTAACCTAAACATGAATGAGAAATCAGTTGCGAAAGCGTTGATTACTCGAACAATGGATTTTGAACAACAATTTAGTTATTCATATTCAAAAATTGTAGGTCTTCAAACAGAAGGTCCATGGGTTTTGAAAAAAGATTATTTCATCTTAAGTGCAAATACTCAAACATACGAAATCCCTGCAGGTCGTGAGGTTAATGAATTATTATGGTTTAGTGATAGACCATGGAATGCATTTGGATTAGGGGCTTCTGCCGGTGGGTTTGGTGCTGGTTTGGGTCTTGGTGCTAGTGAAGCAGGATTCGCTCAAATGGGAAATCAAGGTTCTTACTTTATGATGTCAGGTTTTGATTATCTAATAAGAATGCAAGAGGCAAATGTCTTGAGTAGAATTTTAGGTGGTTCACTTACATATAGAATCACCGGATTACCTGATGGTAAGAAAAATATCCATTTATACAATACACCGGGAGGAAGATTTAATTGGAATAACATTAACGGTTATGTGGGTAAAGCAGTGTGGTATTGGTATTATGATGTATCACCTGATAATAGAGCGGATTGTTTAAAAAATAATCCTGACGTTATTAAATTACCTTCGGATGTTCCAATGGATAATTTATCTTGGGAAGATTTAAACATACCGGGTCAACAATGGGTTAGAAGATGGTTCACAGCATATTGTAAAGAAACGTTGGCAAGAGTTAGAGGAAAATATAGTGGTAATCTTAAAACTCCGGATAGTGAATTAACTATGGATTATCAATCATTATCAACTGAGGCTAAAGACGAGAAATCTAAATTACTCGAAGAACTTACAGGAGCGGAAGGATGGTTAACAAGATTAAGACCAGAAAAAGTGATGGAACGAGAGGCGTTAATTGCAGAAAACTTAAACAAACAAATGAAATTTAGAGCAATGCCTCGACAAATATACGTAATATAATATGGCAATAATTAAATCAATACCGTCAAGAAAAATAATAAATGGACTTACCATAGATTCTTCAGAAATTTCTGTAGTATCTGAATTAGATTACAGAACTAATGGAGAAAGTTGTATTATTGTTAGAGGAGTATCACAATCTGTAATTACATTAGATTCAAGAACAACTGACCACGTTGTTATTAAATCAATGACTAAAGTCACGATTAAACCTGACACTGGAAAAATAGATGAAGATTACGATGAATTAGTTGCCGACCAATACGCTTGTATTGAATTCAGATTTGTTGGTGGTAATTGGTATATTCTATCATCCGATGGTTTAAAACAATCATAAAAAACAAAAGTGGTCCTAAGACCACTTTTTTTATGCCATTACTCCTAATTTTTCTTCCCAACCTTCTTCGGCTAAGTCATACATATAATCAGGAGATAAACCTCTTTTTTCCCAATATTTTAATTCTTGTTCAGTAACATCAAGAACATCTTCTTGTAATCTATCTTGAGACCCTTCATCCAATGGATGTCCGTTTATCAACTCACATTGTGATTTGGTAAATATCCCTCTCTTTTCAGGTTCATTCACTAATAGATTATTTCTGACCTCATCTTGAAATACTACCATAAGTGGTTGTAATTTTTTATTAAAAGTTGTTACCGCTCTTGCAACATTATAATCACCTTTTAAGTCCGGGTTATCATCTAATATGTTTTTATCTAACATATAACAATTTAATTGTAATCCATCACCTTTTTTCTGTACATCACCGTGAGACGCTCTTAACCCATTATTAACATACATAATCACATCACCCAAATTAACTTTTAAGTTTTCTTGTAATGCCAATTCCATATGTGCCATTCGAGACATACTATTACCGGCTTTAGTTTTAGTTGATAATCGTTTCTTATAATCATCTAATGATAATTTAACTCTAGCTCTCTGAGCAATTTTACTTAAAGATATTTCTTTATCGTAAATCTTTTGTAGGTATTCGTAATAATATTCAACAAATCCTTGACCATCACCCTGAAGTAATAATTTAATCCCTTTGTCTAAAAACTCCTCAATGTACAGTGGTAGTTTTTTAGATTTAATTGAGTTACCGGTAAGTTTTATTTTACCTTTAGAATCCATAACCGCATAATTCTTACGAGCTAAGTTAATAGTTGAGGGCCAAACACCATCAGTATCAAGTGCCATCTCACCTCTCATAAAAACATCATTATACTCCGCAACATCCGCCTCAGGTCCATAATATTCTTTACCCTCTTTAACCTTCCAATTCAATCCACGACCAACATAAACTCTATTATTCGCTTCGTCCGGTGTGGAGAAGTTAACACCATCCGTATCCATTACTAATGGGGTATACCCTTTTGACATAAAGAATTTAATCATTTGACGAAGATATTGTCTTCCAGTACAAGTAATTTGTTCCCCCATATACATATCACCCCAAGCATATACTTGTGGTGCCGATAATGCACCAAACATCGAGTTAATGAAAATCTTAATCGGTAATTGTTTATTACCATATGATTCTGATTTTGCTCTGTCTGTTTCGTAAAACTCCTCAGCCAATTGTTTGTATTTGATACGAGTATTACGAAAGTAAGTTAACATACCTTTCATTGCTCCTGTTACATCACAATCAGGAAATACATCGTGTACCAACTGAATTGAGGGGTATAGGGAACTAAAATCGAGTTTTAGGACATTCTTACTATAACCAACTTTTAATAGTCTTGAAAGACCTCCTACGAAGTCAGTCTTAGATTCTTTTGCAGGTATTGCAATTCCATGTTTATAAGACCAAGCTAACATTAACATTTTCCATAATGTTGCGGTACCCATAGTTGAAACCCTTTCATATGTTGTTGGAATCATTGCCGCCAACAAGAATGAACCTTGGTTGAACTCTTGGTCAACCTTAAGGGTTTCATCTAAGTCATCGTCAAGATACCTCTCAACTAATTTATCTCCTGTAGTTTTTTCATAAGTGTCAGTTCTTCTCCCACAAATTTCATCAATTTTAGAATCAACACCAACTTTCTTGTAGTTACCGTTAGTTTTGTTTAACCAAAAATCTTCTTTGTTTGCATAAAATGGACCAATATCCAAGTGGTCAATATAAACACGACTTGGAGATTCCGCATTAATATACTTGGTAATGTATTTCAAACCAGCCGCTTTAATACTTGAGTTGATTGCTTGAGCTCTACGAACCGCATGAATAATGTCAATTACATTATACCCCCAAATAGAAGTTTGAGTATAAGTCTCAACCTCATTTGCCAATTTTAACATACCATCTTTACGAGTATATGAATGATTAGGGTTTAATGATTTACAAACTTTCTTTAAATCAATCCCTAATATCTTACTTCTCTCAAATATCCAATGCCAGTCGAAGTTTGCTGAATTATACCCACCAATAATAGATGGTTTAAGTTCGTTGATTACTTTGAAGAATTCAATGATTGCACCTTTTTCTTCATTCTCATCAGTACATTCGATTACTCTATGGTAACCTTTATTGGTTTTAATTCCAATCATGAAGATACGACCGTCCTTAGGTTCAAGTGCGGTCGTCTCCAAGTCATATACCATTCGAGTAACCTCGTTATAGTTTTCAAACCCTTTAAATAATCTCTTTTCTTTGGATACAAGGTATTGTTCCACCGGAGATAGAAGTGTTATCTTATCCTTAGCTTTGTCACCCCATGGGTCACATCCACCATCCCTAAAGAATTGGATAAGTTCTCGGTACCCTTTCATAGACTTAACCATAAAGGTCAAACCTTTTTCAAGACGTTCGTTCCCATGAGTTTCCAATTTTTCAATTAGAATTCCATACTTGGTCATCGCCTCTTTCTGAGCGGCTTTCGAGTCGTTATAAAATTTTAGATTTTTTAAATCACCTACCCAAGCGAACGGGGTAAAAGTGTCTTTACGGATTTCTTTCCCTTTTCCGGGAATCTCCTTAATTTTGTAGATACAGTTGTCTCGGTAATCATACTCGATGGCAACTATAAATTCTTCCGGGTCATTCCCATGTAGGAATTCCTCAATTTCTTCACTGTTAATCATATGTTTTATTTAGGAGTGGTTTATTGGCAATCACTTAGTTGTGAAGTTTACCTTACTCATCGTAAATAAATATAATTAAATTAAATCAAGAATCAAATTAACAACAAGCAGTTTCTGAAATAAAACTTGGTTGGACATTAATATAAAGTTCTTCTCTAATTGGAAGAATTAAATTACCTTCGTCATTCTTAATTAAGAATTGACCCTCATATCTACCCGGAGTGTTGGTATCTCTTGAGGTAAATTTAAAATAGATATAATATTCAGGGTCGGCACCGTCAGGTAAGATTAAATTAACAATTTGAGCGGGAGCGGATACTATTTTAGGAATACCCGTCTCCACGTCAATCATTGTAAAAAATATTGTAGATACCTCTAAATCTTGCATAAGTTGTTGGTATCCGGCTCTACCGTCTTTAACAACTTGCATTTTCAATACAGGTAATGTTGCGTTTTGTTTGATATAAAATTCCATAACAATAAATATATCGTTATGACTCTTTACGTAACTCTCCTCCGTAATGTTCGAATCTATCGTGTTCAGTTGGTGTTAAAAGTAATAAACCTGATGATAATTCTCCTTTTTTGGCCAATTGATACATATGACTCATCCATGTTTGTTCAAATGGGTGTGCCCATGTTGTGTCCAAAAACATTTTTTTATTTCCCGGTCTACTAACAATTTGAGGCCAGTTACAATAATAAACTTCACCCGAGCCATATGGTAAACCTTTGTGAGATAAAATTGATGAGAATTTAGTTTTTGGAGCATTAGGGTCTAATCCAAGATGAGGTAATGTTGGTTTTTCAGGCCAAAATTCTTCTCTAACTGATTGAGGTACGTTATACCAAGACCATTGAGTTCCGTTATCCCCATAAAACTCTGAATAATTAAGTTTTAAGAAGTCAAAATTTTCTTTCTGAATAATCTCTAATGACTTGGTGTATAAATTTGGAACATATCTATTAAAACCATTTCGGCAAACAGAACCTTCATTAGGGAAGAAAAACATATCATCTTCAAAAAATAAATAATAATCTAAATCGGTTGTTTCAAAATGTTCGGCAATCCATTGTCTACCACCAC